CCATCACCAATCTTTAGTTTTCCTGTATCGGTTTCATAACCGAATTCGCCCGCAGCAATTGTCGGGTTAGTAGAAGTCCAAAGACTTGCTGTTCCTCGTCTTATTTGAATTTGTACGGCCATGTATTCCTACCTCTGTACGATTTTACTCTAGTTATACTCGTGGACTTGAATACCCACTACTGATTGTACGTTATTAACCCTAGAAGCCCCTGAGAGCGCCGTAGGAGCCTCTGAGAGCCTCTGAGAAGCAAGCGAAGTCATTACGGAGTTCCTCCATCTACAGGGCTAGAAGCCGTCGCGTAGTCAGTGGTGTCTGGTGCTCCACCTTCAAGATTAATTTGATATCCATCGCCGCCACTTGAAACTTGAGTCCAAGTCGAATCAGAACGAAAATAAAAAAGATGGTTAGTGGTGTCAACAGCAAAAGCGCCATTAGGTAATGACGCGCTGGGTTCACCATCTGTGGTTAAAGTGATTATTCCACCGGCTGCTTCGAAAGTGTCATCCGTTTTAATCGTATTTGCAGCAGAACGGTAAAGAGTTGCATCACCGGCAGCAGATCCGCTACCCCAAGTGATTTTTCCACCGGCATCAAGTTTGATTCGTGGATCAGAATCGCCATCTACTTTTATCCCTATAGCTTGCGATGATGCTGAAGCTAATTCTTCAAGGGTTAAACCAGTTTTGAATTTCTGAGCCACGGCCTCAACCATGCCTTTCCGTTAGATGCCCCTCAGAGCATTTGGGAATTTATTATTTCTAGCCTGTAATTACAGCGACATAAGCGCTGGCAGAAGGCGCAGTAGCAAATGAAACAGTGACTGTGTTTGTGTCTGTTCGGACAACATCAGCAATCACAGTGTCATAAGACGCTGCGTCATAAACCTGAACCGTTACGGCTCGGGTTCCATAATTGTGGACTAAAGCAAAACTTGTGGCACTTCCATCACCGATTGTCTGACTAGCGACACGGGAAAGGGTTGGTGTGGAAACTGTAAGACCTGAAGCTGAAGTTTCTGCAAGGTTGTCACGAGCAGCGGCTGCAGTGGCTGCATTTGTACCACCTTCAGTGATTTCAACAGTTGTAAGAGCAAGACCACTAGAGGTTGTCTCAAGACCATTGGTGCCGGAATCGAGTTTAATTTCGACATCATCACTGGTGATTTGCAAACCACCATCAGATTTGACGTTGACATTAAGTACGTCGCCGGTCTTACTGAGGCCGTCACCGGCAAAGATTGTGCCAGCGACTGAGAAAAGAGCGAAGGTGAGAGCAGTTGTGCCGACGGTGATTGCACCATCGTTAGTCATTACCCAACCGGAATCAGCGTTCGTTGTACCTTCTTCTACGAAGGTGAACATTCCCGGTGTCATCTCCGTGTTGGCGTCTGCGTCAGTTGCCCTGCTTGGCGCACCTGAAGCGGCAACTATATAGATACCGTTTTCTGCACCGGAACTTTGGTTCTTGATTAAGATCCTGTCGCCTGTGGCCAATGTCACACCATCGAGGGTGTCACCATTTTCGACACCACTCGCAAGAGTGAGGGCGGCAGTAGAAGCGGCTCGAACAGATGCCTTTACATCAAGACCAGTTCTAGCAGCATCAACATACGCTTTGTTAGCAGCATCCAAATCAGCGGCAGGAGTTGAAACCTGTAAACGACCACTTCCATCACGAAGGGCAAGAGTTGAGTTGGTGTTAGTGCTTGTAGCGTTGTCTAGTTTAGTTTTGTCACTACCTTCTAAAAGACCAGCATCCCCACCTGCAACAGAGTTAGCAATAGCAAAAGTGACAGTTCCATTGGATTCACTAACTGTTAGAGCATTAGTGTCAGAACTTGCAGTGTGTAATGCTTTACGCCACGCTGAACCCGTGTAGTACTTAAGTACCTTTTCGGTACTGTTGTATATGAGCCGACCCTCAAAGTTTCCAGAGCCTGGATCGGAAGCCAGTGATTCGAACTGCCCATTGAGCAGCTGGTTTTGATTTAAATCAAGATTTGTAACGAATTTTGTCGCCATCCCCTACCTACCTATCAAGTGAGATATGCGTTCCCAGCAAAGGCCGCTGTGAACGAGATCGTTATTTGAGTGTCGCTGTTATATATTACATCACCTATTACTGTCGTATCAGAAGTATCTACTACTGTTACTTGAGGTCGCCCACCTAAAGGGTGAGAAACAGTCCAAGAAGTAGCAGCACTAGACTGTGTATGAACATAGCGACTTGTGAAAGATTGTGCTAAACCCAACTGAACAACAATTTGAGTTGGGGCCTCTTCTGTCACACTGACTTGATTACGGGCATCTTCGTAAACGAGTACTTGGTTTGGGGTAGTCATCGCGTGACCTCTAGGTCAAGCGTGAAAGACCCCTGTATAACACGAGAAACGGTGCCAGAACCCGAAATAATTTCGAGATCATAAACACCGTTAGAATCTAAAGCTGCTGTATCTGCTGCTGACATAATTAGTCTAATTTCTCCCTTTGTTGTAGCCGGTTCAATGGTAATACCATTGTTCTCGGTAGTCAGAGAAATCATCGTCGAAGACGACTCCACAGTCCGACGTACTTGCATACGGGCCGTATAACCAGCCAGATCAAAGTTCAAATACGTCGAACCAGTGGGATCGTTTGCGTCTGGATACTTAAGGATGATAGACCGTAAAAAGTCAGCACCCTGTTCGCATGTTAAATTGTAAATTCCAGCGATCATCAAGCGCTCCTTATACTCTATTCATTGTAGAGTATCAGGACGCCTTATATCGGGGAGTTTACGCCTTATATTTAGCCAACAGATGCTGAATCTTTGTTAGGTCCAACATTCTTTAAGCCCATCGCCATAGCGATGGATAGGCAGACAGCGACAACGCCAGCTTTGACGTTATCCATACTTCCAAGCCCATCCCAATCGGCACCTGTAGCCATCCAAACACCCAAATAAGCTTGGATGAATGTACGCCCAGCGCGCTCAATTGTATCTTTTATAAAGGACATACTCATAAGAAAACCTCCTAGGTTTGCAGTTAGTGGTCCTTACTCATTATACCAGTGGAGGTTTGTCCGTTTCGGGTCTGGGTCTATCTGGGTGTAAAGGAAGATAATGAAAAAGCACTATTTGCGCTGATCCTTTGGGGATTTCATCTCGATAATGCCACCTATGGGTGCCAGAAAAAAAAGCTGCAGAGTTAGGTGAATGATCTATTTTTGCCCACTCGGTAGAGTTTTTAATATATTCCTCTTCTTCACTCGTTACGGCTAGTCCATTTGTGACAATTTTGGGAGTGTCATCAAAAGCTACGGAATATTCTTGGTCAGAAAGTTCTTTTTTAGCAACATATATAGGCCAAAAAGGAATATCGGAACAACGAATCATATAAGAAAGCGTGTACCTGCAACGTGGACGATCTATGTGAGGGGGCAAAATTCCTATAGTTTCGTCGTACAGTGAAAGACAGGTGTAAGTAGGGACAACAGGTTCTTCGAAAACTTTAGACACAAGTGAAGATAAACGATGATGTTCTTCCTTGAAAAAATCTAAATCATTCCATATATGTCTGTTGCAATGATCCTTAGCCCGTGTCGGCGTGTAATCAAATACTTCATTATCTATGAAGTCAATAATATTCTTGTGAGTTTCTTCAGAATATAAATTTGGAATAGCTGAAACAATAGAAGGCACAGGCTAAACCTACACGATTAAAGAACTTCCATATACAATTCGAGTCGCGCTATGTCAGCAGAAGCAGCATCGACCTCAGCTTTTGTTCCCATGCGTGCCCAAGATGCACCGATTCGAACTTGAAATTCGTCAACATCTTCCAAATAGCAGCACAGTCCGTCGTGTTGTCCGCCGTCCATAAAGCCGTAAGCTGTGTCTCTTGCGGAGGAGTCAGCAAATACACAAACTGCTTGTTCAGCCAAATAATCATTAACATTTGCTGCAGTTAAAACTTCATTTTGGTTAAATACCTTAAAACCGTTAGCCATTATTTATCCTCCGCTATCCAAGCTTATTGCCGTCTAATCGTCCTATACCCATATTATCCAATGTTAAATAAAGGGCGAGTACAACAGCGTGTGTGTAAAAATACCCCATGGGCTTTGCTAATTCTACCGCATCCATAACAGGCGCAGAAGTGTCTCCAGTTGTATCTGCGTCAGGCGTTTGAGATGTCACTGTCTGAATCAACAAATGCCAATGATTCGTAACGCTATATGTGGTGTCCGTACTGGGCGTCCCTGAAGGCCAACTGGCTACCGTCGCTACTTTTGTAGAACCTACGTAATCCGTGATATCGACAATAGTGGTGCTTTGTCCTGTTCCACCCGTCAAAGTGATTTGTGACCCGTTGTAATAGTCATCAACCGCAGACGCGTCAGAAGCAAGCGTTATCGAGGTGCTTGAGCCTGCTAGTGCCGTGCCTGAGTTCAATGCAGCGTTTGGGTATATTGCGACTTCCTTGTCGCCACTGAGCACCTGTCTAACTGAGTTAATAACAGCGTCTCGTGTTCCTCCATGTAATCCGTAATATCCATTTTGAAGCTGCCAAGCAAGATAAGCACCTTCGTCAGTCAACCATGACTCAAATTGAGAGTTAGGTGTACCACCAGCAGCATTTGTGTTTATGCCTGTTGCCCAAACGTTGTACTTCAAAGGCGCTCCGACAAATTGCGCCAACCATGTTCGAACCTCTCTTTGCTTAGCGGTGGATAAACCCGATCCCACATAAGTGGGGTCAGTCAGCGTGCTTCGAGTCCACTGTTCCGTTCCGTCATTTTCTGCCTGAAGCTCACCTAATTCATAATCGAACCAGTCCTTATATCTACTAAGAGCATAATTTCCTTCAGAAGTCAAAATGTCGAGCAATTTATAGTAGGGATATGTCGGGTTTGTTTCTTTTGCATCTAAATCCCAATAGAAGGTAGGAATATAAGATTGACCTGTTTGGACATATCTATTGAGATAAAAAGCGGTGTCATCGATTAAAGCACAAGTGGTAATTTGAAATGGTTTTGAATTATGCCCATATATTGTGATCCGAATTTTCATATCGTAAGTACTGGTGTTCAATGCTGATCTATTTTCCACAATCGGATAATAGTTACTACGAAAAGCTGTCCACTGACCAGGTATGTTCAAACTTTCTTTGGTTGAAATATAATTTGGATATTCTTTAACTAGAATCGTGTAAATATTTCCTGTTGTCGGATCTGGGTTAGGGAGAGACACTGCACCAAATGAATCACTGTCTTGACAAATTTCAGTTTTTATTGTCACATCCTGGTCTGATAATAAATTTGCCGAAAAAGCTAAATTGCAATTGAACGCCTGTGTACCTAAAACTCGCTGATTATCAAGTTCAATAACTACAGGATCAAAATCACTTGGAGAAACATTTAGAGAATAGTAAGAGGGAGCTAACCCTAGTTCTTTAGTATCCGCTATTTCGTAAGAAGCGTTAAGTGAAGCTACTCTCCACTCCGTAATATATTGATTTGTATCTTGAAAATCACCAGATGAATCTTTAGACGAAAGAGCTTCATTAAGTCCGAGCAAGTTGACTGTCGTTGCAGCCATTATGACACCGTTACGGCTGTGAGGGTAATCGATAGATTGGCAAGTGTTAAGCTAGGTAGAATGCCTTTTGCTAGATAGTCAACGTTTCCACTTGTTATTTGATACAGCGAGCTATGGGCAGTACCACTGGAACTGTTTCCAGAAGCAACAGCCAATGTCATGGAATCGACAAATAACACACCTCCAATACCCATAACTACAGACGTAATATCACCCACCGTGAATCCTTCGTCAGATCCGTTGAATCCTAGTGGAGACAAATACTGTAGTATCTCTGACTGAATGTCTTTTGTTATCTCGGCATTATTGAAAGATGAGTCGTATTTAATGCTCGTAGTTACGTCAAAATCGCAGAGATCCATGTCTAAACACCCGACCGTTAATCCAGCAACACTTTTGTCAGCAACATGTGTTGCCACTTCTTGTTTTTCGGTTGCTGTTAATTGACGATTTCCACCATAAGTGTAAATAGTTACATAGCCTAAATCATTTGGGTCTGCCAATAAGCGTGGGTAGGTTCCTCCGTTGTTTGTAAGATCATAAGTTTTAACACGAGACACATAGCTAATATTATTCATAATAGATTGTCTGGCATGAGTTGCTTTAGTTAAAGCTGATGACAAACTCTCAATATGGTTTCTAGTTCGACTCAAATAGTTCACAGCTTGTTCAGCATGAGCGCCATTTGTGAAACTCGCATCCACAATATAAGTAGAAGTAGCATCTGGTGTTCCTGAAGGCCAAGAGGCGACAGTGGCAACTTTTGTAGAACCCACATAGTCGGTGATAGTCACTTTTGTTGTACTTTGACCTGTTCCGCCAGTGATTTCAATTTCCTTATTGTTGTAATAATCATCTGTCGCTGATGCTGTTGCTGCCAACGTAATTGAAGTAGAAGTCCCCGCTTGGGCTGTGCCCGACTGTTGTGCTTTTACAGTATCAACCTCAAAGATCACACTTTGTGAAGAAAAAAGTGTGCCTGTTGTAATAACAGGAGAAATACCAACTCCAGCACTTGATAAAACTACAGTTATGGAAGCAGGAGAGCCAGACCAATCAGCAACCTCAATAGGGTCAGTCGTTTGATAGGGGTATTGACTTACAACATTGTCTGCTACTGCTTCATAGTAAAAGACTGTCCCACTTGGAATATTAATACCTGTACCCTGATTTAAAGTGATGGTCACTTCGATTTTTGACCGCGCCCCTTCATTTTTTGTTACCCCTAAAAGACGCCCCACTCCTTCCATAATTCGTGGAGGGAGCCTATTTATATGGGAAATAGTTAAATGGTTCATGTGTGCCGCAGCCTGCAAAAGTGCATCTTCTGGAGTTCCTTGACGAACTTTAAATTCTGGCACCGTTATTCTTGCTAATTCAATTGACCCAACGTAAATGTCACCTGGAGTGACATCCTCTGGAACCATGTCTACATATTGTTTAAAATCTGCTGGCATACTCTTAACCTCGTCTAGTGAAGCTGACGGTTATTTCATTTAGTCCGTCATCTTCATCAATGTTTGTCTCTACAGAAATAACTTTTATTTCAGGAACATATCTTCCTGCTTGAAACAAGAATTGACCACGGTCAGCGACTTTAAATGTCGGGTCCATCACTCCATAATCAGGAGTTAGGGGGTGCGTTCCGGGCTCAGTTCTAGCTATTACAGACAATAATTGTTTGTAATAATCATCTTGATTTCTTCCAAGCGACTGGTAGCCACCATTAGTTTCTGTAAATGAGACAGGAAATTTCATCATGTTAGCCAACCTCCACTATGAATAATAGTTTACCCTACGTCAGAACTGGGTTTCTGGTGGTTCTCTAGTTCCTCTACTCTTTCCGCGAGTTCTTTTATCGCTTCAATAAGAACAGGAGCTATCGTTCCATAGTCAATCCCATAAGCATCTGACCAGCCGTGAGTATTTTCGACATCCCTATCAGGGTTATAGATTACAGCAGAAGGGATAACGGCAGCCGAATCTTGAGCTAAAAGACCATACTGGTAGCCATCCATAGTTTGAAATTCTTCAGTACTACCTACAGCAGTTCGTCTCTTGTATTTGACGCCCGCCAAACGTTTGATACGTTCTAACGCATTCGTAATCGGTTTAATACGAGTTTTTGCACGTTTGTCAGACGTATGGCTATGAGAATCTGCATTAATTGTTCCGAATTCTGCATGATTTGCTACGTCAAGAGCTGTTCCTGAGCCAGTTAATGTAATTTTTTCGCCACTAATAGTTCCCGTGAAAGCTGGTCGAGAACCATCTTTACCGTCGGTGTCAGATAAAGGAATAAAAACATCCTCTTGACCGTCCAAACGACCAAGACAAACACATCTTTTAAATTCATGATCTAGAAACGTAACCAGTGCACGATCTCCAGCCTTCAAAGGGTCCATGGGAGTGTGATTAGTGATAGAAACATTTTTTACTTTTATTCGCAATGTTTTTATAAATAAACTAGATTGTCCGATTTTTGTGTAACCGAGATTTTGAAAAGTAGAGGAAGAAGAAGCAACGTTTAGAACATCTGCTTCATAAATTGCACCTGGCTCGATTTTCCCACTAGAACCGCCGTATCGAGAAATGAATCTTCGAGGATCGAAATCGCTATGCCCCATATCTCATCGTATCCCTAAAGTCGTATTTTTTCTAATATCTCCAGTTGGCCCAATTGCAATTGAAGGAATATCCTTCTCAAGTCTTTCGGGGGACCTGAAACTAATATTTACTGGTGCAGTTCCATAATGTTCAAAAGTAACACTACTAATTAAATAATAGCCATTGAAATAGCTAGTGCCGTTTACACCCTTGTCTAGATCTAAGAAAATCGTCATACCGGGCCTTAAACATCTAGCATTAAAACGATCCAGCAGAATACTTCCAGTTACTTCTAACGGATTATTATCCGATCTAGTCACGTTGGGCATACCTAATAGTCTAAAAACATCACGACTGGAAGTACCAAGTTGAGTTCCGGGCCAACCCATATAAACATAATTAAGTCCTAATCGTTTTTCGCCACCAGGAATAACTGTTGTAACGTCAACACCTTCCGCATAATCCGTTCCCCACCTTCCCAAAAGCCACCTTTGAGTACCAAAAAATAGAACATTGTCAACCTCATAAAGCATGAATCTCAACGGCTCATCGTCGGGTGAGGCGCTACCAGCGACGCGCGTCATCACATCCCATGCCGATTCTTTACGTCCATGTTCGCTGTCATCCGCTTGCCAGGACCCGTCGCCTTCTGTTGTCTCTTCAGCGACACAATACAAACCAGCCCACTCGGCTGCCTGTCTTATGAATTCAGTTCCATTCCCAGAGATTCCATTTTCCTCCCTGAGACGTTTTAGTTGTTGAATACCTTTGGGTCGAAGCTGGATAGTCCATATTGCCGACAAGCCTGGTCCTTGCCCCATTGCGGCACTTGCAATTTCCATACGATGCCAAATTCGTGAACCATCAACAAGACCAGGATCTTGAGGTAGTTGGATGGTGCTCAAAGTCCAACTTCTATACCAAACGGTTCGACCTATCGCAAAATAATGGTTTCTAGCCAAAATAAAATTAGGATCATGAACTTGGACAGTGACCTGTGTGGCCAAATCCATACTGTATTGAGTTTGAATGGATGTAACTGATTCTGTGATACTAGATTTGCCCCCACTTAGGGTCACATCGTCCCATCTGAGATCTGCTTCTCTGGGTCCTGTCAGTTTTGCATCTGTAATATTAAGAGATTCAGCCATACATGATCAACTCACGGAGTTAATATTGAACTCTTGTCTATATTACTCTGCACCCCACCTAATTCACTTGGCATATCAGGGCTTGAACTTTCCTCATCGCCACCTGGGGGAGAGGGAACTGTAGGACCGCTCAATGCAGGCATTGTCATCTCGACAATCTTCATATTCTCAATTGGGATTTCCTGCAAAGTTATTTGACATTGGGCTGCAGAGATCTGTTTGTCGCCTTCTCCTACTGTTCTGCGAGCAGACTTAACAGTAAAATTAGCAATCACGAATTGCATCGCTCGACCTGTACCTTGGGCTCTTTTCATCTGAAAAGCAAATAGTTGATCTAAACCGAAAACAGAAACCGGGTAAGGTCTTTGAGACATTCGTCGCAATTGGTCTATATCGTCAGCTACATCCTTATAGAGACCATCCATTTCATGAGCAATAAGAAAATCAAAAGAGACTTTCATTAATGCCCAGTCGGACCACTCGACAATAGGGAAATCTCCCTTGCGGGGTATTTCTACCCAACGAGAACCTAATCCTTGATAACTGACAGTATTTGGGATGTTGTGAAAGAAATGCCTGTCAGGTTCTGCCTGACCTGCATAAACCTGTTGAATGTATGGTTTTGAATCCGGAAGACGAGCAGCTGGTTCGGTATACCCTACTGGGCCGCGAACAACGATTCGTTTTACAGCAGGAGTAGGGGGAGTTATCTTAGGGGCCGGGGGTGAAGAGCCAATTGTAGTGCTCCCTGCCTGATTCGATAATCCCCAAACATTTCCTGGATCAGTTACGCCACCTTCGTAATACCATTCAATTTGTGCGTCTGTGTAGCCAGCATCTTCTAAAGCGTCATTTATAGCGGCAGCCATAGCGGAGGCTGTTTGGCCTCTGGGGTGAACAGATACCTCGAATGACTTAGTGGCACGATTGGCGATTTGTCTCATAGACACACGGTGTTCAGTGAGTTTGCTTTCTAAGCGTGGGGTGCCGTACATGGCTTCTTCGAAAAGTGCTCGTGAAGCACCAGAATTTCCACCAGTAGTGGTTGGTTCCTCATAGTAAGCGTCAAAACCCGCGTCAGGTCTGCTTACACTCGTGTCATCTGATCCTCCTGGTCTGGTTCCGGGTAGAAATGGACCGCTAATGACAGTTCCACTTGGTTTTTCCATGATCCCGTTATACATTAACCAGTCTGAGTATTCCTCTGGGGTTTTTGCTTTAAAGTTACCTTTTCCCGCATACTGGGAAAACACAACTTCATCCGGGGCCCACGTTCTATCCTTCTTGTGTGGAAAATAAAATACAGTATCGGCTGAACCGAGGCTACCTTTGTATGAATCTTTAACAGCCAAGTAGACAGCATTAAATTTGCCATCGTCTTCTCTTAAACCAACATAACCAGTAAATCTATAAACAGTCCAATCCGTATCAGCGCCCCAAAAGCCACCTGTCTGGCTTTTGCCATCCCACCTTCGTTGTGTTTCTAAACTATCCACTGCGGTACTGAAGTCCCCACCAACACCAAGGTTCAACGCTTTAAATTTACCGTAAGGTATACTCAGCTTATCTATCCATTCTTTACCATTTACCCGATTTCCCATCTCAAGCCCTTTCGTAATTATCTACAGAACGTCGATCAATTCGATCCATGACTTCGTCTGCTATCTGTGCAGGAGAGGCATTATCTCCACCCGTTACATTGATTACGTATTGGTTACTGGTTCCGCCGCCACCCATTCCCTGACCGGGTACAGCGTGTAAATGGCGTGTTTTTCCAGCACCGTGCATATCCGCGTATCCACCAGCATTGCGAATGGATGTCATCTCAGAACCTAGTCCACTGCCATATAAGTCGAAAGCATCTCCAGACGCATGGTCTGAAGAGCTTGACCTACCAAGCATGTTGCTCATTTTCACCATGTTTCGACGAGGGGTGGAGGTATCTCCCTTTATCATGGTGTTAACAGCGGTAACAAAGTTATCTACAGCCGCCGAGAACGCATCTTCTGGCCCTCGTAGCTCTTCCTCACTCATTTGTTTAAGTGAAAGCCTTATGCCACCTTTTTCAAGTAGCATTTGCTCAATTTGACTAGCAGTCATGGCGTTGCCCTGATCGTCGAAGAATGCATTTGCACTAAGGAGCCCAGAGTTCTCAAGCATCTGCATATCGGAATTACTAAGCTGTGAAAGAATATCTGATTGGTTGATTAACTCCCCATTAGCGCCCTTCATATCGGCAGATAGAAGCTGGGATATTAAGACTTCAGAAGCATCGAATCTTTGATTTCTGACACTGGCGTCATTAGCCCCTATGGCTGCTGCGATGCCAGGAATGTTCATTAACGTACCTTCCATTCCTTCCAGCATTTGATTTTCACCAAAAATTTGCCCACCAGGTCCGAAAAGTTCGTTCATTGCTCTGGCTCCGCCAGTGGCGGAACCTGTTAACTCTTGTGAGTACCTAAACATATTGCTGAGTTCATCAGCGATGCCGACTTTGTCGGTATCAGATAAATTGCCGTCAGAAGCTTGCACAATATTTCTAATGTTTTGGGCTGCTTCGTCGAACGATTTAGGAGCTTCTAATTTCTTTCCATAATTTGCAAGCCCTGACTGTATGGCCGCTGTTCGATCTGCTTGTGCATAACCTAATTCCCGTATGTCATTAACTAGAGCGCCAGCTAAACTCTTTGCTATCCATCCAAATCCGGCGGTAGCGCTGACCAGGTCAGTTTCAGTAACCGCAGCCATTTCGTTTATGGCTATATTGCCTACTCCGAAAGCTTTACTAACAGCGTTTATATTTTTTTCAGTATTGTTCAGTGTTTTTGAAAGAGCAACCCAATCTTCGGTCGCCCGCGTCGCCATTGCGCCGATAACGTCGCCCCAGTTTTCTTCTTTAAGATCTTCAGGAATTAGATCCTTGAAACGTGAATCTTTCGAAAGTTCGCCTAGTAATTCTCCATGCCCCAGCCCGGTGGCTTGAGCTACGGCGAGTCTCTGAGTCAGATCCCTTAAGCCAGTTGACTGTAGTGCCCCTTTTATGTTTGTAATTGTTCCAGCGCGGGCACCACCTACTATTTTAGCTTGACCTTCAAGGTGACTGGTCACACTTTCAAAAAGTGCGTTAGACATGGCCTCGCCAGCCGCACGAGCAGCTTTTTTCTGCTTGGCTGCTTTACGAGCACCAGCAGTAAGTGCACCATAAGCGCCACCTATGATGGCTCCACCTAAAGCACCCCAAGGTCCGCCAAGTTGCATACCTAGTGCGGCTCCACCGCCGATACCACCGAGTGTTGACTGTACGGTACTTGTGCTCGTAGATGCCACACCGAGTCCGGCGATGGCCCCACCAATCATTGGATTAACAAATGATGCGGCTGCACCGAGACCCATAACGCCTTGAGATTCTTCATCTACACGACTTGAAAGTATACCCAAGCCCATACCTAAGCCCATTCGGGTGCCCATGCTCCCAGAAATTCTGCCACGCATAGCTTCCGAAGGTTGACGCATGGCACGCCATCTAGAACCGATTTTTCTTTGAACCCATGTTGGTTGTGACCCACCCATCGCCGCTTGATGTTGCATGGCCCGATTATCTGAAGCTACTCTTTGACCATAGGTCATTGACCTCATGCCCTGTTTTTCCATTTCAGCCCGTTTCACAGCGTTCATTTGTCCGCCGCCAGTCACGCCAGTAGCGCCGCCTAGGGGTGCTCCGCCCACGTTGACTGACCCTGCGGTCACATTCATTGTGTTTGTTTGTTTTTGGAAAAGGAAACCGCCAGCCCAACTTCTAAGCTTGCTTAAAATAACCATGGCTCCTGCCATGAGTCCGTAAGCTCCGGCTCCGTCTCCGACAGCGCCCATTATTCCGCGACCGCCACGAATGACTGAACCTAATACGTCTACGATGTTTCGCACGCCTCCTAAAACTTTGTTTATGAAAGGCAATGCTTGAAAGAAAAGCTCTTTCAATTCGTTTTGGAATCTTCCAAAAGAAGCAAATAGTTCACCTAAGCGTGCTCCAAATTTTCGGACTTCAGGTTCGTTCTCTTGTAGCAACTCACTGAATCGACCGAATGACTCTCTTATGTAGTCACCTATAGATCCAAACATCTCTCCGAACATGCCTTCGAGAACTCTGGCTCCTTCGATCATGGGCTGTAAGCGTTCAATTACGTCGTTCCAGCCGTCAACGAATCCTCGCCAACGATCGCCGATACGTTCAAACATTCCTTCGACTTCTGGGCCACGTCGAACGAGACTTACGAACATGTCAGATAGCTTTTCAGTGAATCCACCTAAAGAGTCCAAGAAAGGACCATGAGCGAATTCAAGTAAAGGCAACCAAACCCTGTTCAGTCCATTACGGAATGTGGCAACCATTTCATCTAATGTTTCTTTAAGTGGCTTTAATAGCGATTGACCTAGATCAGCAAAGTCTGCTCTGATTATTGTCGTCGCTTTTTTAAATTCTGAAATTAGAGTTCCACTAACGGCACCCCATTGTCCTGTTACGCCACCTGCTTTTGCCAACGCTCCAGATGATAAAGCCTCCTGGAACTCTTCCCTGCTTTTAATACCGAGTTCCCTAAAAGCTTGCTCCATCTGGGGACCCATGCTTTTAGCTATGCCTTTCCAGCCGGTGCCTTTCTCTGTCTGCAATGTTCCGATCAAGTCGCCAGCAGTGGACATTCCTTTTTTGATGTCGCCACCTGCAGCAGCGAAATCCATCAAATCACGAAGCATGTTTTGTGATCCACCAGTAAATGTCGATTTTCGCGATACTGCCGCAAAAGCTGCATCTAAGTTGGCGGCTCCGGCAGCAGCCATAGATTGGTCACGGTGAAGGCCGCGCATTACTACACGAACTTTATTTACTCCATTGACAAAACCGTCATATCCTTTCATTGTGTTGCCCCTAAAGGCAAACATCGCAGCATTCTGCTCTCGAAGAGCAGCGGAAACGGCAGCTAAAGAAACGGCTGCACCAGCAGCAGCGCCAGAAAGAACGTTTAATAAACCTTGATATGTTTTGACAAGACCTTGCCCTATTTTAAATAAACCATGTAAAGCAACCATAGAAATGGCCATTAAAGCCATTTCCGCACCAGCAGCCTTTAAGGCAAGTTTTAATCCACCAAGAGTGGCGGTACCAAACTTTTTAATAAGACCATCTAAATCATCAAAGTGTCTTTTCCATTTACCAGACGATTTACCGATCGTGTTTTCCATCGTTCTTCCGTAATCACGGAAAACACGAGTGGATTTCATCCCTAGTTTGTCAACAGTGCGTTCCAGTGAGCGTATCTTGCGCTCTAACCGGTCGAGTTTACGGGTGCCGTCAACATCAACCTGAATCTTTAGTTCGGTTTCTGCGGCCATACTTTGCCACCCTTTAACTCAAATTGGGCCATTAGGTAGCGTTTAAGGACCTTTTATTGCTCCCGTTCGCGCTCCATTTTCTCACGATCTTCTTCTACAACTTTAGCACAGGCCATAAGTATCAACCATTCATCATCAGTACAATCTAGTAGTTGTAAGGGACTAGTGTGAAAGACTTCAGATAGGCGCGCAGCGTTCTTTATTACATTTTGCTGCGTTAACAGCTCGAACGCTAGTTCGTAGGGTCCTCGACAACATCAACGGTGTCACCATAACCAGCGGCTTCGAGAATTGCCAATGCTGCCCCCTCCACATGTGGATCTGTACCAAAGAAGTTTCTAACGGCTTCTGGAACAGGTCGGGTGGCATTAGTCATCTCTAAGACTTCTGGTGCAGCGAAATTCAATGAATTTCCAGCATCATCAAATGCTTCGTCGCCCTCTATCTCCATGCCAACTGTTGTTTGACCAACTACTTGGCAGGCGAATCGGATTGGATCTAACCCATTTTTGCTTTCTTCACCTGCATTTTTACGCCAAGCTTTCATTTGGGCTTGTGTAATGTTTGGGCTAATCCGCAGATGAACACCTGGACGGTCAGGAACCTCTAGTAAAACAACTTTACGTTCTACCTGAGATTCAATAACTGTCTTTAAGCGATCAAGAACTGTTTCTTCTTTTGGCAAAACGCCCGTAGAAGTGTCCTTGGCTTTCTTAGTGGTACTTTTCGAGTCTGAAGCTTCTGTGGCTTCAGCTCCTTCTTCGTATAGTGAATCACTCATAAGGCGTACACTATCACGCTATTTCCCTCTCGTGGGGATAATAAGTTATTTAGTTGGCGCTTGTGCCGCCACCTGTAATGCCTTGCACTGCGAAAGTTAGTGCGAATGTCGCGGGCGCACCTGAAGATGCATCACCTTCAGGCTCTGTGAGCCCTACAAGTAAAGCGTTGCCATACTGTCTGTCCATATTCTTGACAAGAATATCGCAATCGTAAGTCTTTACCGTAATGTCATAGTAAGCGCTTCCAACTTTATCTCTAAGTTGATTCAACTTAAGGGCAATACCTGCTCCAGAATCAGCAGGAGTAAGGTCATCGTCGTAATGGGCAGTTAAAGTGATGTCTCCGATTTCGTAAGGTGCACATAGAACCTTGGGGAACTTGTCACCACCTTCGTAAATTCTTTCGACAGCAGCAGTTATCTCTCCACCAGAAACTTGGGCAAACTTAAATGTTTCCCATTTGGGTAGATTCGATGAACCTGTTCCCGCAGCATTATTGGTTGGCGCGATGGTCGCTAGTACTTGTCGTTGTGAAATTTTGGCCATTAGTTAGCCCTCCCTATACCACTGAGTTCGTTAGATTGGATTTGACGATGTCAACTTCAATTTTGTCACCGACACTTGAAACTCGAAGACCAATTTTGGCTTTTACGAGTCCATCTGCAAGTTGCGTAACTGGGTTAACCGACGCATCACAAATAACGGTGTAGCCTTTGTCGATTCGTTTACCGTTAACATCAAAAGCTTCATAAAGTGCTCCGCTCTGACGGAGTGGCTCAAGAATCGCAACTAGCTTGCTCTCAACTTCTGTAAAGATGTCATTTCGACCATCGATTACTGCGAAGATAAGATCTTCCAAGGCCACATTGGCTTCTGTAACTACACCGTTGACTGTGTCTTGACCGGTGATGTAACGGAAGTTTGTTGAGTCTCCCGATAGGGACCGTGCTCCGTAAACTCGAAGCGAACCATTGATAACCCTTAAAGCGTTACACATTGCTACGTCTAGTGCATCGCCGTCGGTTTGGTCGATCTCCAACTCTGTGGAAACTACCCAACGGGCACTTGAGATGATTCCTGCGCCTGCCTGTTGTGGTCCAACCTGATTGTGTGCTCGTGAACGAGCGGCTGCAATGTATCCGTCTGGTGGAATCAAGCGTGTTACACCTGCTGTCGAGGTAGGAACGTTGATCCATGGGAAGTAGCAAGCTGCATGTTCCGTATTGGTTTCACTTGCTGTGATTGTCTCAGCAAATGTTTCTGCTTGTCCAACTGTTTGTGAAGCAGCCGGATGCACTAAAGCAATCCTGTTGTGGCTGTTTGCGTGAGCAATAAGACCTTGATAGGTCGCTGTTGCTGCAGATTCTGGGTTTGCCACGCAACCTGTACCATAAGCGTGATTGAATTTGGTCAATGCCGCAGTGTGGTGTGAGGCTGTGATGTTTGCACGATCATCTGTGGAATCAGTTGTACCGCCAGAAGGCTGATCTGAGTGCTCTAAAGTAGTTGAAGTTAGGTTCGCTGGAAGGTTAGTTCCTAGTGTTGTACATGTCACATACTTTGATGCGAGAGCGCTTCCATTGATTGAACCAGTGATTTGATCAGTGGTGGTGCAGTTGCCTGTCGTGAAGATTTCTACGCCGTAGTAAAAGAGTTTCACAATTTTACTGCTGGCAATTGTTCCATCAGTGACTGTGAATGTCATGTTTGCGGACCACACACCAGGACCAACAGCGGTCAACTGGACTGAGTCGCCAGAGGAGCCATCAAGACACTTGTGTGCGCCCTCGGTAGCGGCAGGACCCACAACGCGAACTACGTAGCACTGTGATCCACCCTCTTCAAAAAATGTTTCCACAGTCGAATGCAAGTATGCATAAGACTGGTAAGTACCATAAACCGATTCAAAATCGGCAATACTGGTTATTTTTACGGCCTTTTCTTCAGGGCCTCTCAGGGCCAAACCGACAAAAAACGCTTGCGATGAATCGCGAACCGTGTCAGTCGATGGACCCGTTCTTACTGCTGTATTAATAACTACGCCAGGCATAAGACCTTCCCGTTCCTACTTGGAGCTTCCGGGTATCGGAGCCACCTTGTTTATTCTACAAAACGCTTTCGCATATCCGTGTAACTGTTGTTTATAGGTTATCAGATTAGAGGCTTTCTCTAATGAGGCTTTACAGTGAATGTTCACTCTACTGCCCGTTCCCACTGAGTGCCGTCCTGAACAAGCCCGTCACCGTCGCCATCTTTGGCGTCTGGGTTGTATCCATCTGCTTTAGATGAAGATTTTTTCTTAGGAGCAGCTTTTTTCTTAGGAGCTGGTTCGCCCCCAATAAGATTCAAAAATCCACCGTCAATTAGCCCTTCTACAATAGAATTGCTTTCCGGTAGGCAACCGAAATGACCAATAGGGATTGTGTGTCCTTCTTCGTCTACTTCTCGAATGGCGTGACCTAGGTTGTAGACCACAAGAGCGCCATCGTTTGCACAGGCATGTGCCTGTTCACGTTCGAGGCTGCTAAATACTTTAAATGAATCCATAATCTGATTGTACCTTATTCTTTGTTGATGATAAGCCCAATGTCGTCAAACTGGGCAATAACTTCTAAATGATTCTTAGCTAGGGAACCAGAAATTAAATCTGTGTTCAGACACAGCATATTACTTAATGGCTCTATCCTGTGACCACAACAACTGCAAGTCTCAATTATATGTTGCACTTTACTATGTACAACGATACAATTCTTTCGTTCATAATTCATAGAAATCGCGTCAGCAGCGCCACGCGGAACATTTTGACATAAACAACAACTCATTCTGATGAACCTCCAGTAGTTGTGTAGTCAAGATTCGTTGGCAAGTCGAGAGAAGCATTATCAACGCTCACATTCTTAACGCCAATCTGAATACCTTCTTCTTTAACCTTTCCAACAGGTGCACGATCAACAACTTCATTGATGCTTAGGTTGTATCCAAGATACGCACCCGCCATAACGCGGTCACCTTTCACTAAAGTCAAATCAGAAAATTCTTCTCGTAAAGAAGATTCATCAATTTCAACTTTCCAAGTGTCTCTTTCATCAGTCGCTTTCAGGCATGGACGGTCAAGAAGTGCCGCTCTGCAAACAGTTGTTAAGCGGTCACGCATGTATGTAACAAGTTCTGCGCCATTTGACTTTGTCCAAATATAAGTTCGCATCACATAATCCACTCTGTACTCAGGTGCAGGAGGAGCATCAACCGACCATCCAATCCTCTCCATATTTGAAGTAGACACAACGACAGTGATAATCGTTGGCCAAGTGTCAATAGCGATTGGTTCCCAAGTTAAATATTTTATTGGCTCTGGCAATTTTGTCGTATCGACATCCCAACCATTTCTGTATTCAGTGAGACGAACAGGAAGGTCAGACTTCAAATAGTTGTTCACATATTCTTTGGCGAACTGAGCGCCATGCATGAGATTATGATCAGTCGTCATTAGATTTCAGTCTCCAATGCTTCTCGTCCTTCTGCCATATATTCTGCAGCCCAATCAGTCCAACGAACACCAGCTTCGACTGGTTCGAAAACAATTTGACGTTTAGCCATCTTGTTTGTGCCCGTTTGATGAAATTTGGCCCATTCAATATCTGTACCAAAAATAGCACGCTTGGGATGAATCTCATTTGGGTTGCCTCTCAAACTCGACAAACTGTTAAATAACTTGCCAGTCTGAACCATCGGCGGTGCTCCGGGAAAACGCGCAGACTTCCACGACGCATACTCTGCATCCAATGGTGCCCACCCGCCCACAGGTAAACCCTGAGTGGTGAAATTGCCTGCCCAAGATTGTTTTAAATCATCACGAATACGTTCGAATACAGGAGTGAAATCTCTCGAACGACGTTGCATGCCATTGATCTCACGCTTTAAAGGTTGCGTGTTGAACTTGGTGTCAAACTCAATTTGAACACCGCGTGCTCGACGTGCCCTATTAATAATACCCATAACTAAGCCACCCGAACTCGGCGGTGTCGTTTGACTGCCAGTAACTCCCTGTCCGTAAATCCTGTTTCAAGAGGGGCAACATTTCGAGTTTCAAGATCTTTAAGCCCGACAACATCGTCATGCATGTTTTGCATTTCTCTTGTTGCGGCTCTAAGAATCATTAATTTAAAAGTAGGGATACTTGTGCCAGCTAAACCAGCATTGTAAATAATCTCAATAGAGTCATTTGCATACCCTCTGTAAACATCTACTCCAAAACGACGACCCACCCATTCTGTTCCTTCAGTCAAAGTAACCTGCGTGCTGCCAGGTGATACCGGTGTGAGTTTCACAGAGGTAATTGAGTTGACAGGACTTTCCCTCAAATAAATAGTTGAAGGAGGGTGTGTGTATGTCAAAGGTTGTGAACCCGTGTCATATCCATCCGTGTTGTAGAAAAAAGACCCCATTGGAACACCAACGTGAGTCGAGTCCAAAACATGCACTTCTGTTACAGAAGCCGCTTCTATTTTTCTACCTAAATAAGTTTCAAGTTCTGACTGAAGTCCACCAAGGATCATGTCGCAAGCATCTTCTTGACGCAAGGTCATGTCAATATCCATATAGGTTTTTAGATCGGCACGAGTTACTAGAGCCATTTATAGCTCCTATCTGATAACGCCGCCACGGTCTCTACCACGAATAATATCTCGCACACGACCAGTGGCTAAACGACCACGTCTACCACGAGCTTCACGGGCACGCAAAACATTACGAATACTTCGACGAAGTCGTCCTGCTCGTCGAAAACCGAATTCTCTTCCTCTACCGGGTGAGGGCATAATTACACCTTCCTAGATACGTTCTAGTCTAGTGTAGCACTAGGGCCTTACAGTATATAGCCGGTAATTGTCACCTATCAGGACCAGGTGGTTTTTCGGTTTTAGGTTCTTTTTTCTCAACTGTTCCAGGTGGAGCTTCAACCGGAACCCATGCCATTGAATACCTATGATTAGGAACTTTACGATGCTTGATAATCGAACCATCTAACATTAATTCGAGTTCGTCACCTTTCATTGAAAAGCGACTTACAAAATCTTCTACAGAAAATGCTTTAGACCGTTTTAACTGTTTTACGATTCGGGAAAGTTTGTGGGCGACAATGTTCCCGCGTCCACGATTTAATTGAATATGCAAAGCCATCGCTTCCGTGTCACCACAATCAATTATTTGAACAGGCACACCATCAGCAAATTTTTCCGATAAATACTTATTGCCTCTCATTACCTGCAATCTTTGAGAGCCATCTATGACATTCATTCCATCCTTTTGAACAACCAAAGGGGAAAGAACTCCGTAATCCATAAGTGAAGATGTGAGCACTAATAAATCCGGTCTAAGAATGTATGTAGCATTCCACTCTGGAACGTTTAATTCATCTAAAGAACATTGTTCTATATTCATGAAGCTTCCTCCGCTGCTTTCTGTCTCAACGTGTGAGCCCTAGTTTTCGGTCCCACAGGGGAAGCCGATGTTGTAGTGAGTTCGTTTAATAAAAGATTTCTAATCAACCAGTTAATTGGATAAGAGTGTGGGTCTAACGCATGCTTCTTTCTGAATTCCGCAGTATAAGCCTTAGCCCTACGCAACTTAGAGTCACCAATCATGTAATCGTTTATGACGTCCGTGACGCCATCCCAACCTCGCTCGGCATAACTTTCAATCAATTGCTCTATAGCAAAGTCGGGCCACCAGCGACGCTGTGCGTCGATCTGAGGGAAACATTCATACAAGCGATCATAAAAATCTGGTTCCGTAGCAACAACATCTCCGATACGTCTAATAGCGACAGAGTGAAGTGGAATACCGACTCGTGTATTAGAACCTGTTAAAGCGGCTCTGTCGTAATATTCACAATAGGGAGCATCATGTTCTTCTGTTATGAATTTGAAAACATCATTTACGTTCCAATCATAAATAACTTTCGCAAACTTCAAAGGCGTGCCACGCTTCAACCCATAAGGGGTAACAATATAATTTTCATGAAGTTTTTGAACCAAAGAGCGGTAACGAATCATTGACTCTGCCGCTCGCACACCAGTAATAAAAGCAACGCTTCCTTGCTTGCCTTGCATTGTGTAAAAATCAACAGCTTCAGGTAGCGGCTCACCTGCTTCTAATCCAAACGATTCGGCTGTAATCGCCCCTTCAGGCATTTCACGAACCCATCGATCTTGCTGTTTTCGATAGTCACCCCAAAGCACTACGGGTTGTCGTCGTCCAAGAACCCAAACCTCTCCGCCATATGGGAGGCAATACCATTCCATGTCAACCCAGTCGAAATCTCTAACCATTTCAACATATTCAAGAACGAGAGGGCTAACCATTTCCTCATCCCTAAAGATGACCTTGACTGGCCCTAACCCACGCTCTTCATGAATTTCTTTAGCTAAATAAAGAACTGCCGTGCTGTCTTTCCCTCCAGAGAACTGCACGCACACTGTGTCAAAAGTGTCATAAACGTGACGTATTCGTTGGCGTGCGGCATCGACACAAGAGATGTCGAGAAACATTCTTTGACGGGTCATAATTCTGAATGGGCCTCAACAAAAGACATAAGTTTTTCGGCAGTCGTCTCACCGTCATAGGCGGGCTGAGAGCGAAGCCATCTAATAAATTCGTACCATTCTTTTTGCTGAGCAGGATCATCGAACACCAATGTGTACTGAACAACTGCTTTAGGTGATGCTCCCTGTGAAGTAACAGTGCTTCCCTTTACGGCAATTTCATTATGGTCAACATCGCCGTCTGCAACTATCTTTCTTTCACCATCTTCATCTTCTTGAACTAATGAATCTAAAGCATCGTTTGTTGGTTCAATAATTTCTGGTCGAATGAACGTGGTTGAACCACCCTCACGCTCAGCGGCGTTTTCAGCGTGCTCTTCATATAGGGCGATTTCAAAGTCATCCCAAAGAAGTCCATCCATTAAATCGTTGTACTCGTCTACGACTTCTAAAATCATGTCAGCGGCTCTAGCAGTATCGGTATGTCCTAATTCCATCGTCCGGTTGTCAGCCAAAGCAAACGCAACGGCTCGCTTGTCGTCTCCGTCAAAGGGGACGGCTGCAATATGAGTCCACCCAAGTTTTTTTGCGGCTTGGACTTGGTGGTTACCGGCAATAACAGTTGCCTTGTCGTCCTTATTAGGGCGGATAACAATAGGTTTAACCTGCCCGAATTCATCATATGATGCGACAATTGCATCAATATTTCCTACTCTTGGATTATTTTCCAAAGGTTGTAAATCACTTAATGGAACTAATAGATCACTAAGTGATTCGTGAACTTTATGGTTGTCTGTCATGGCCCCACCTGCACCCTTACATTTGCGTTTAACGTTCTCATGGCATCTATAGCCGTTCGTAATGACTGAAGCTTTTCACGTTTGGACTTCAATAAAGCTTCAGCCATCTTGAAGAAATACTGTTCATCTGCCAACTTGTAGTCGGCCCAAGATTCTCTTTCTTTAATCGAACCTTTAGCTGATAAATATTCTTTTGCCCAAGATGATTTATATGCGGCTTCTTTTTTTGCGTGATCTTCAGCGAGAGCTTCGAATGCTTCAGTTTCACTTTCTAACTCATCAATCAATCTTAAAAGATGATTCTCAATATCGACTTGACTAATAGGAGAGGTTCTATAATTCATTTTGCTCCTTCTCGTTTAACTTCCCATAAGCGGGTATCCAGTCAACGCCCGCTAAAGACTCTAAGTTTTTTATAGGCCATTCGTAATCGGAAAATCCGAATTGAGTTCGACCCATTTGTTCAAGAATCCACGCATCGCATTCATCATCTGCACCTTTACCAATCCACGTCTTTCCAGTCCTAGCGGAGATGGCGGATACCACTTCAGTTTTAGATGCGTTCCCTCGACCAGTAGCAAACTTTGCTCGACAAGTGGGAGGAATCTCTACAAAAACAAAACTGTTTTCATAGAGGGCAATACGAATCACGCCACCTAATTCACCAATCGAATGGGCATGGCTCGCTCTTGACGAAAATGCGTAACCTTCAATAACAACAACATCAGGTCGATGTTCACGACAAGCAAGCATCACTTCATCACGGATATTGAAAAGACGTTCAACCCCTTTAGTTTTGACTGCGATCGTACCTGTATCTCCGTCACAGGAATACCCTGTGGAGGTAAGCGACAAATCCAGACCCATAAACCTCATGGTTTTTGCCACCATCCATGTACCGCTAATCCAAGTTCTATGGACAAAGCTGGTTCTCGTCCTATGCGATCATGACACTCACGACAAACAGCCATAAGATTTTCTTCATCCAGAATTGATCCACCCTGAGAGCGTCGTTTTAATTCATGAATATCAACACTGGCATTTCGCTTATAAAGCGTAACCTCATCATGCTTTGCCCAAACAGGGCACGCTTCACAATATGGTCGCTCCTCTAAAAGACGAGCAACCACCTTACGACGTTCAACATATTTCTGTTGAGTCTTTTTACTGCGTGGTTTAAGAGAACCCGTCCTCTTAAGTGAACTTGTCCTCTTTAACGGAGTATTGCGCTTAAGGGGTCCGCTACGCTTCATCGGTTTCTTGCGTTTCATACAGTGGTCACCTCATCGAAGTCCCACTTGTTTTCCAACGCCGCCCATAGGGCACGATCTATAGCGGTGTCTTCAAGATCGTAAGTGTTCATCAATTCCCTATGTTTGGAAATTGCGCGTCGATAAAAGTTGGCTGACTCAAATGGATTCATATCAATGGGCTTACCCGTTTGGATCATTCCCATTACTTGGTCTAAGCGTTTGTCAACATGAAACTTGAAACGTTCAATCTTTGCTCTTTTGGATGCATAAGCATTTTCTGCTTCTCTGGCTAACTTTTTTCCTTCTCGACCTAAAGCGGTATAGCGATTCGCATCCGACTCTGCATCCATTTCAATACTCTCTATTTGAGATTGAAGATTTTCAGCAAGAGCATTTAATGCTCGCATCCATCTATCCCAATGTGTTGAGTTCAATAAAGTTTCTCGCTGTTCAGGAGATAACTTATTTTTTACTTCTTCCGCCACCAATTGGGCGAAAGCTTCATCTGTTAACTGCACGTCTACCTCCAAGCAGGGCATTCTGATTTATAGGCACACCAGTTACAAAGAGCCGTTTTATTAGTGTCAAATTCATGAGTCTCACAGGAAACCTCTATAGCTTTTTTAGTATTTGTGACGTATTCAACCGTCTCATCGTAATCACTTTGAGTGAAATCGTGTTCAAGTTTTACGCCATCTTTTAGGTACAATAATTCTAATTTTCCGGTTTCCCCAACTCCTAATTCTTTAGCTAAAGAAGCATAAATTTTGAGTTGTAGAAACTTGTCACCACCATACTTTGGATTTGGCACCTTGCCCGTTTTATAGTCACTAATAACGAGCTTGTTGTCAGAGAGCGAATAGCGGTCAATAAAACCTAAAAGATTCACACCGGACAATTCACCATTTAATTTATATTCCAAACCTTCCGGTTCTATGTCTTTAGGGGTTTCAACTTTCCATAGATTTTCAACACACCAAACGGCACGCCATTTGAATTCACGAATTTTTTTATCACCAATAACATATGGATGGATTCGTTCTATCCAATTACCCGATTCCCAAACCTCCGTAAACAAAGGAACAATTAATTCTTTAGTTCTTTCATCAGGTTCGTACATGTAAAACTGTTCACAAACATCGTGAACAAGGTTTCCAAGTAGAGTCGCCTCAGAAGGCTCATCAGGTAGTTTGTCAATTTTGCTGAACCGAAATTTCATCGGACACTGGTTATAGGTACCCATCGAAGATGGGGATAAATGTGGTGGTGCTTCTAATTTTTCAAGCATCGACCGACCTCCATAAATGTTGAGGAGCCTTATGTCGTGATGGTCTACTAGACATGGCGGTCTCCGTTCTTCTACATGTTGGGCAAACCACAGGTTCGATCAATCCAGCCCGTTCAGCGGCTTTCATCAAAGGTCCTAATAGACGATTGTCTTGAAGGCTTACCCCTTGATCATCTAATCGATCTAAAACAGCATCCGTTGTCCAATGAACGTCAGAAGGAAATGTTGTAGCGATGTGATGAATCGCCCATTTTGCTGCTCTTTTTAAGTGTGGTTTTGCGTTTGATTCAACCAACCGCATCGCGGCGTTACGTTTGGTCGCCCCATCACTCACTTTGCTCGTCGTTTTCAACAAACTCTGCATCAAAAGAAAGACGAATAGCCTCTTCCGACAGAGCAGTTAAATCTACGACAGTTGCAGTGGTTAATTGTGGTTTTGGACGACCACTAGAATGCTCAACCCAAAATGCGTTAAGTTGCGTTTTCTTTTCCTCATCCAAACTTCCTGCTAGTGAAACAAAGTTGTCCCATGCTTTCTGAACGGCAGGATCAACAGATTCAAGAATTGCCTCTTCTTGTTCCAGTTGGAGCGACTCATCGGATCTTGCAAGGTAAAGACCAACACCTAAATGTTGTGCGGCTTTCTTCAAGGCATCTGAAACGGCACCTTTCATCTCGTCTCCGAGATCAACAGGATCACCACTCTTCATCCGTTTAATCTTTTGACCGCCGAAGCCATCTTTGAAAACGGCATGACCATCTATTATGGCGGTTAAAGTGACATGAGCTATAACCCATTCAGGGTCTAAGGCATCACGGCTACAGTCCTTAACGTCATAGGACCAATTTTCAATTCCTAAAACTGTATTCAGGCGGGTGATGACTTCTGAAACAGGAATGTAAGTGAGAGAAGTCCCACCCTTTTTCATGCTTCGTTCAACTTCACGCGGGAAAGGTTCCGAAAGGTTTTGTAGTAACTCGCTCATTGGGCTTCGCCCCTCCTAACAATAACGCTCGTCTTAGGTTCAGACGGCTCACAGTAAAGATCGGCGTTGAGACCAATCTCATTTAACTTTCCTACCCTCCAATATGAAGGTGCAAGATAGTCAAGCATTTGCATAGCCATTTCCTTTGGGGACTTGACTACTTCTCCAGTGTCCATATCAATGGACGACTGTTGGATGCGATCCATGACGACACCTGCAAGATCTTTATGGTTCCAACCTTTGCGGCTTGATCCGACCTTGCGTTCGACTTGGGCTCCATTTCGTAATTCGATTAGAGGGTCATCGATCATTAGTTTGCCCAGTTGTCCTGAGACTTGATCGTAAACCGTCGCTAATTCCATCTTTGCAATATTTAGCTCCAGGACCAAGCTGGCAACTTCCTGGGCATCTCCGTCTATGTCTTTTACTCGCTCGTCGAGTTGAGCTATGAGAAGACGAAGAGTATTTACATTCTCCAAATTCATGGTATCTCCGTTTAGTAAGTAGAGTTATTAGTATTACGTCACACAACGATAGCGACTCGTTTGCGCTGTGGCAACCCCAATCCTGTTAAATGTGTAAACGCTCCTGTTGCGGAGTCCACTTGGTCGTCATGATCACATGCTTCTGGGAAAGTGGAAAGTTCATCTAGCCAATCTGT